TCTTGTCCTTTCTGTCAATCAAATCTTTAATACTTAACTTTGTCATTTTAATCTCCTCGTAGCATGTTTATAATTACACCATCGCCGCATCAATAATTGTGCTGACATACTCTGAATCGCTCGGTTTGAACTTAACAGAATAATCATGCTCAACTATCGAACCACCTTCAAACTTTATAATCGGAAGGTCTCCCTCAAACTTGCATCCACTTGCAACATATCTTTCAGTTCCGTAAGCATCAGGATCATCAAGTTTAACAATCATTATAAAAGTCTGATCCATTCCCAATTTAAGGTTAGCATAAAATGTCTGAAATCTTGAGAACACCTTCTTTACTGTAAAACTTCCAGTCCCTTCAATGCCTGTTATCTTTGATCCCTTTTCGAGCTGACCAGCGAGTTTTATCTCCTCACGATCAATAGCAACGTTGAGCTCTACGCTGGATATTTCTGCTATCTGTGCTCCGTCAATCCACAACTCACCATACGAACCATTAATGACCCGTTTTTCATCAAATTTTCCACTCATTATCTTCTCCCTTAAATGTTGATGTCAATATAAAGATCTTCCATTGCATCAACTAGCTTAACTGAAGCAAGTCCGAAAACTTTTGACCCTGTGTTGTATTCCAATATTTCCTTATCGGTCATCTCGTCCGGATCATCTCCCTTCGTGACAATGTACGCTTTCTGAGAAACTAAGTCAATTCCCATAGTGTTGTTGTTATTCTTATCAAGAACCGGCACAAGTGGTTTAGCAATTTCCTTAAAATACTGATTAACACCGGCAAAGAAAAGAACCTTGTTGTCATAGTTATTGGTAACCTTTCCAACATAATCATCTTCAAAAGTGTCTCTAATATCATCACGGATCAAGTGCATTCCTTCCATTATCTTAATCTTAGAAAAGTCTTCACCCTTTGATGGAACCCAAGATGTATAAGAATTTACACCTCTTCCAATTTTCCAGTTATCACCGTCATCAATCAGCACCATCTTACCAGCATCGATGTCACCGGACGGATCACTTGACGGAGTAGCACTTACAACTTCTGTAAGGACGTAGAACGTGCTTGATCTTGTAAGCGGAAGTCCTGAAAGAAGTCCTGCTATTCTAGCACAATACTGTCTTGCAGTATATTCAAGTCCGTATGTGAGCGTCACAGTTCTTGACTTGATAAACGAAACTGAAGTTCCTTGATCTGTAAAAGGAATCGCAGACCCATCCTCTGTAAGTGCAATCTGGAAAGTGTCTGTTGACGCAGAAATGACATAGTAATCAACATCATCAGCTATTCCAGTTGGAAGCACTGAACCTGAAAATCTTACTGTTTCATCATCAATCAGACCATGTGCAGCACTCGTTATTACTTCCGTATCATCGTTTATAGACACTATCTGTTTAAGGTGTGCAACTACATCCGTTCCAGCCGTAGAAACGTCTACAGCGTCACCACCAGCCTCAAGTGATACCTGAAAAGTATTTGTATCAGCTTCAATTACATAATAGCTAACTCCGGCTGTAATTCCTTCCGGAAGTGCGGTAGCTGTAAAAGTCAAAGCGTGACCGTCTTCAAAGCCGTGAGCGATAAGAGTGAACTTCCCATCTTTTCCTACTTGGATAGCCTCTGACGTGAAATTGACGATACATTCATGATCTGGATCAACAGTGGGTCCCTGAACAACTGCCTTGAAAGTTTTGTCAAGTCCTCCGAGTGCAGCTGATTTTGTTTTATCCTTGATCCATGAAACAAGGGCGTCAGTCCTATCATCATCAGCATCCGGAATTGCTATCCAATTCCACTTTTTGGTTAAAATCCTTGCCAGTGCAGCACTATCATCAGTCGCCGCAACCGCAAGTCTTTCACAAATAACCTTCAAAGGTGCTCCCCAAAAAGCCATTTCAATAAATGCTTTGTTTTCAGGTGTCCAGTTTGTGGCATCAATTTCAGCCGCATTTGTGTACTCCTTAGAATCAAAGCTCGCATCTGTATCATCGTTCAAGATCAAGACCATTATGCCCCTTTCGGAACGCTGAATAGCCGTGACTCCTTTAGAGATGAAGTTTATAATTACTTCTGGTAATCCCATTTCTTTCTCCGTTTATACTTTGTTAATAATTAAATCCATTTCTTCTGCTTCTGCGTGATCCTCTACTTCCTGAACAACATCATTAATATCTAAATCAAATAGAAATACGAACCTATCATCCTCAGGGTCTTCACGTCTTAAACTCTTGGGTGTCAAGTATCTTGTCTGAGCTGTGCCGATTGTGTCAGTAGAAACGACCTTAAAAGCTTTCTCAAAGGCTATCTCAAGAGTGTCATAAACGCTATTCATACTGGTAAAAGTCTCAGTCCCTTTATACGAAATCGAAACAAAATAACTCTTCATCCTATAGTGAACCATGTCTTGATTATTTGTTACTGGGAATATTCTGATCACAAAACTTCCCTGAACAAACCCAGCCTTTACAGTTTCATCATAGACTTTATGAGTAGGAAAAGCAGCTTTGATTATTCCTATTGCAGAATCTCTGACATCATTCAGTTTCATATCTTCAAACTCCCTGTCATGTTTCTAAGGAATTCATCAACCAGTGCCGGCATATCTGCCTCAAGCTCATTTAAAGATTTTGTGAGTGCATACCTTCCAGTAAACCTATCCGTTCCAAACTCATAGTGAGGTGCATATTCGGTGTTGTTAAATACCACTACTTTTGTCACTATCCCGGAAACTTTCCTTATTTTCCATGTTCTTCTCAGGTGTCCAGTAACTATCTGCGTTCTCATTTTGGTAGCCTTTAACAATCTGGCACCTTTTTCAAGTAGGAATTTTTCAGATGAAACAGGGTACTTTTTAACGATATACTCTAACTTCTTTCCGAAGTCTCCGCCTATGAGCTTCATACCCATTTTATGCCTCTTCCCTTCTTAATACTGGAACCTCAATATGGTCATCAAAAAACAATGGAACGCCTGATCTGTACTCTTCCGCTGTTCCTGCTTTGGTAGTAACGTCCAGCAAGTCGCCAGCCTTTACAACGTACTCAGGTTCAAGGAATATCTTTGCCTCATAATTAAGATCGTTGACATCACCTTGTTCAGCGTTCATTGACGGTTTTTTGTAAAGCTGGCATCTTACTGCTGTATAAATCGTTTGCTCAGTAAATCCAGTCGCTCCATTTGCTTTCACTATCTCAACATTATCTCTTTTAACTGTTATGAAATCTTTATACATCATTTCAGCCAAAATTGTTGAATTACTCACTGAAACCCTAGCCTCCTGTGCGTTCCTAACTGACTCTTCTCTCCGGCACTCAATTCGCCCACAGCGACGTTTGCGAAGCCTCTGTTGACATCATCCCCGGCAAACTCAAAAGACACGTCACCGCTCTTAAGCTTCTTCACAGTCCTCTTCCCACCTGTTTCAGTTGCCCCTCCGTTATCGCTCTGATATGATGCAACCACTTTCGAGGTCGCAAACGGTATGAGTTCGTCCGGAAAATCTTCTCTGTTGCAATAGTCAAGAATCATCTGAACAATCAAGTCAATATAGAAATTAAGGATCTCATCTTTCGTCGTGTCCGTAATTCCTAACAAAACTTTTGCTTTTATCAGTATGGTTTCTTTTGCTGTTGCCATTATTTACTCTTGATCTCTTTGATCGCAATTCCTCTATAGTCTCTCAGGAACTTTGCAATTTTCGAGTTCTTTGTTTTGAAGTTTCCACCTGAAAATCTTTCAAATGACCCCTTTGTCGGTTCAAACTTAAGAGACGGGTACTGCTTACATTCAAAAGAATAAACAACCACTTTCTCTCCGTTTGTTTTTTCGTCTTTGCTTTCCTTATAAGCCATTATAATCTCCATTCTAAAAGTTTATCATCAAGATACAGGGAGCCGAAGCCCCCTATATTCTCCACATGCTACGAGGAACTATTTCAACAGGTTGATTGCCTTTGCGTGTGCTTTTTCCTGTACCATCTTCAATGTGTACTCGCCGAGAACCTGACCCTTTTCAGAATCGCCAACCTTACCAAGATAAGTGTGAGCAAAAGTTCTGTTGCCGAGTGGCATAACTTCCATTCTGTCAAGATCAACAAGAAAAAGCTCAGTTGCAGACATATTCTTGTTTGGCGTGACCGGGATAACTCCAACGAGATCAGAAATGAATCCTTCGATTCTGGTACCAGCGACATTGCTCGTCTGTTCATAAGTTCTTCCGTTCTCATCAAGTGCTCTTATCCTTGCGATCTGGTTAGCCGGTGCAATGAAAGCATACCTTCCGCCGCTCTCGAATCCGCCAG